AATATTAAACGGATGGCCGCTTTACCAATTGGGAATTTGAATTAAAGTTACACGCTCCGCTTTACCAAATTTACAATAATGCCATTAGGTCCTCACATATAAATAAGGACCCATTCCCCGATTGCATAGACAAGTTTGAGAGGACCCGATTGACCAAGTCAACATGCCTCTACCAAAGAAATTTCTAATAAATGCCAGAAACTATTTCCTTACATACCCACATTGCTCACTCACCAAAGAGGAAGCACTTTCACAAATATTAGCCCTATCAACACCAACTAATAAACTATTCGTAAGAATCTGCAGGGAACTACACGAAGATGGGACTCCTCACTTGCATATTCTCATCCAATTCGAAGGAAAGTTCAAATGCCAGAACAACAGATTCTTCGACCTTACCTCCCCAAACAGATCAGCACATTTCCATCCGAACATTCAGGGAGCTAAAAGCTCGTCAGACGTCAAAACCTATATGGAAAAAGACGGAGACATCCTTGATAATGGAGTTTTCCAAGTCGATGGAAGATCAGCTAGAGGAGGTTGCCAATCTGCAAACGACGCATATGCCGAGGCAATCAACTCAGGGTCCAAAGCTTCGGCCCTCAATATATTAAGGGAGAAAGCTCCCAAAGATTTTGTTTTACAATTTCATAATTTAAATAGTAATTTAGATAGGATTTTTACACCTCCAATGGAGGTTTATGTTTCTCCTTTTATTTCTTCTTCTTTTGATCAAGTCCCAGATGAGTTAGAGGAATGGGTCTCTGAAAACATAGCAGATGCCGCTGCGCGGCCATGGAGACCTGTAAGTATAGTCATAGAGGGTGATAGCAGGACAGGCAAGACAATGTGGGCAAGGTCATTAGGGCCACACAACTACTTGTGTGGTCATCTTGACTTGAGTCCAAAGGTCTACAGCAATGACGCATGGTATAACGTCATTGATGACGTAGACCCGCACTATCTAAAGCACTTTAAAGAATTCATGGGGGCCCAAAGGGACTGGCAAAGCAACACCAAGTATGGGAAACCAATTCAAATTAAAGGTGGAATCCCAACAATCTTCCTCTGCAATCCAGGACCAACGGCATCCTATATAGAATATCTTGATGAAGAGAAGAATAGTGCATTAAAAGCCTGGGCAATAAAAAATGCAACCTTCATCACCCTCAACGGCCCACTCTACTCCGGTACCAATCAAAGTCCAGCACAAGATAGCCAAGAAGAAGAAGGTGACCAGGAGACGGAGGATTGATCTGGACTGTGGTTGCACAGTATACATAGGAATACACTGTGCAAACAATGGATTCACGCACAGGGGAACTCATCACTGCAGCTCAGGCACAGAGTGGCGTGTATATCTGGACGGTTCCAAATCCCCTATATTTCAAGATAACAGATCACCTCAGCAGGCCATTCAACAAAGACCAAGACAGGATTACAATCCAGATACAATTCAACTACAACCTGAGAACTCAGCTGGGGATTCACAAATGCTTTCTGATTTTCGAAGTCTGGACTCGCTTACATCCTCAGACATGGCGTTTCTTAAGAGTATTTAAAACACAAGTGATGCAGTATTTAGATAATTTAGGAGTGATTTCAATAAACAATGTAATTAGAGCTGTAGATCATGTATTATATAATAAACTACAGCAAACAATGTATGTAAAGGAATTTCATGATATAAAATTCAATATTTATTAATTCTGAACAGAATCATAGAAATAGATTCTGATCTTTAAAGTCGCATACACAGGGTTACTGGCATGTGTTGATGCCATATACAATAATAATGCATTCTCCGTATGATTCTCATACTTTGCTTGTTCTTGATGATTGTACGTCACATGATGATAGATCTTATAGAACTTCTTGACAATCGCCTGTTCCTTTGATGCGTACTGACCACCAGTCACAGTAGAAGTGAACCTCCTAATAACTTGCAACCTATCTCTAAGATCATTCTTAATAGTGGCAGTACTTGGTTCATTGTCATACATGTTAAAAGCTTCACCAAAGCCATATGGTGTAGTCACAGGTCTTCTATCTCTAACTAACCAAAACATAACAGTATTAGTATGGTTCTTTGTCTTGATATTCTCATCCATCCATATCTTCCCCATAATGTATATATTCTTGATGCAAAAACGTTTGCCTGTACGATGAGTTAATCCATTACCACGAGTAACATCTGACACACATAAGTAAGTACCAGTATGATTGACATCATTCTTCTTCTCATAAGATTGGACTTTACATGGGCCTTCACAACCTCTGGGAACATCAGGTGTTCTGAACATCCGATAAATTCTGGGCTTCCGATACATGGGCCTTTGGGCCCAACCCCGTCTGCTGCGGTTGTTTGTGACTAGGACAGTTGGGGCAGCAGCACTGCTGCGGTAGGGGCTGTCGAAGTTCAACCTCCGGCGTACTTTGGAGGCGGGAGTGGAAATGACTATATCTGCAGCTGCAGGTCGCATGGCCATAATCCTTTGTACGTAAAATACGTATAAGTTCACGAATTAAATCGTATCCCACCGTATCAGGAGCGTAAGTAACTTCAACGACTTGCAAATATTTAATTGCAAGCATACATCTAAACCCGTGAACGGTTTCAGGGAATTCGTTAAGTAATGGATCCCACATTTTCGTATATAAATCAAGAGGGAAAACATTTAAATATACAAAAGCGTACGGGGATATTTTTTAATTTAGCTTTGAGCAACGGTCTAGATCAGCCAACATAGGGGGCCCACTTTAAAAAATCGGCGGCCATCCGGT